GAACACGCGCTTGGTGCCGGTGACCGGGACATCGTGGATAAAGCTGGACCCGAGGCCATAGCTGACATCGAACTCCTCCAGCTCAACCACGTCGCCACCGGGCTGCATGGGAGGGCCACGCCATTCGAGCTGGCGCTCTTGCAGGGTAGGATCAGGTGACGGGTCGTCTGTCTCGCCCAGCAGATATTCTTCCGAGGTCTTCAGCTCGATAGCGATTTTGCGCAGGTGCTTCGTCGTGCTCGACGTGCCGTTGACAAGCTTCCAGATCGTCTGCTGCGACACGCCAATTCGGCGGGCCAACTGCGCCTGAGACCAGCCTCGCTCGCGCAAAAGCTCTTCGATTCGCTCGCCCAAATGCATGGCGGAACCATACAGACACGGCGAATTGTGCGTTCTTGACGTTTGGCTGTTGACCGCAACATCTCTGGTTGTTAAATCAACAGCCATGGAATGCACCCTCACTCCTTTCGAAGCACTGCAGCGCGCCGTTGAGCGCGCGGGCACGCAGGCCAGAATGGCTGACCTTTGCGGCGTCTCGCAAACTGCGGTGTGGAAGTGGCTGCAATCTTCAAAACGCCTTCCTGCAGAACATGTTCTTCGGGTTGAACTGGCGACCGGCGTCTCGCGCCACGATCTTCGTCCCGATATCTACCCCCGCAACTATCCACCCGCGCCCGATGCGCGGTTCATGGGTGTTGACCGCCGCGCGCAGGTGGGTGCGCGATGATCGGCCCTGACCAGTCCCTATCGCATGCTGCCTCATCGCTTGGGCTCGGATTCGCCCAGCTCCACGCCTTGCATGGCGGCGGGCGGCAGGGCGAGCGCGCAGATCGCCGCGCCCCGTTTCGACACAACCAGTTCCTGCGGGTGTTAACGTCCACGCTGCATTCATCTCCGGCAGCCGGGCGCAAAGCCGCCAGCTTCCATCAATCCCCTTGCCAGCCTCCCTTGGACCTATCCCGGGCTGGCCACCTTGAGGCGGGCGCACGGGCAGAAACTCCCGTTGGTCCGGGCGCTCGCGCGTCCGCCTTTGTTCGGAATGCCGGGGGTGATCATGGCGCTGTCTGATCAGGAACGGCGGCAGGCCGCAAGGGCGCGGGAATTGATCGAGGCCGCTGGCGGGCTCGAAGCCTGCGCGGCAGAAACCGGCATCTCGACCAGCCACCTGCAACGCTACTCTTCAAAGTCCGAGAAGGACTCGATGCCCGTCCGCGTGATCGAGGCGCTGGAGGCAGTCACCGAAGGCCTTTGCGGCCATCCCATCATGACCCGGCATCTTGCGACGCAGGCGGGCTACAATCTGGTGCCGGTTCCCGAGTTCGAACCGACCGAGCGGGAATGGAACAGCCACGTCGCGCGGCTCACCTCGGCAAGCGCGGCCCTGATCGCGGGCATCGCCGAGAGCCTTGCCCTCCACCACGATCTTTCACCGGCGCAGGCGACATGGCTCGCGCCCGCTGCACGGGAACTTTCGGTGATCACCGCCGAGATCGAGGCCGCGCTGCAGGCCCGGGCGCGGGCAGGGGGTGCGCAATGAACGCTCCGACCGGCCTTTCCCACCGCAAGGGTGCGCTGACCACGCGCATGCGGCGTGGCACGATCACCTGCCCGGTCTGCAATCACGATGCCGGGATCCGCGACAGCGATCAGGAAACCGAGCTGGTCAAGAACCTGTGGTGCATCTGCCTCAACGCGACCTGCGGGCACACGTTCAAGATGCAGCTGAGCTTCGTTTACACGATCAGCACCAGCGCGATCGAGGTGCCGGGCCTCAACCTGCCGCAGGCCCCGGCGCACTTTGTCCGCCACATCTATCCCGCCGGACCGCCCGGTGGGCATGCGCCCGATCCCAATCAGATCGACATGTTCGCCGATACTGAGCCGGAACCGGAGCCCGACTGAACCAGCGCCGCCGCCTGACGCGGCTCTGACCACCGAAAAGCCTGAAATCTTGATGCGGCGCGCTTGCCGCAAGGGGGACGCTTTGACCTTTCCGATCCGATATCACCGGCCCGCGCGGCCCCGGCAGCAACTGCCCGCCCTGCTGTGGCTGGCCCCCGGCCTGCTGCTGGCAGGCGCGATGATCGGCCATCTGATCGCGGCGGTGTGCCGATGAGCCTGAATTACTACAGCCGAGGCCCCGCCCGCGCCGCGCCTGCGGTCTTCCCCTATCCTGACCACGGCACATTGGAAGATGTGTGGGCTGGGCGCGGAACGATGGCTTTGACGCCGCCCGCCGAAAGCGAACGCCGTTGGTGTGAGCAATGTCAGAAGCGGGTCACCAAGAGTGCCGCCGACAGATGCCACCGCCCTTTTTGCAAGGGCGGTGCAGCATGAACGGCATCCGCCCCGGGGACCGCGTCCTGTTCCGCGATGGTGACCGCTTCGGCGTGGCCAAGGTCGATCTGGTCAAGGATCGCCATGTCACCGGCTTCCCCTTTGATACCGCCCAGCGCCGCTGGTCGCGCCGCAACCAACGGATCGCGGCCAGCGTCGTGATCGGCAAGCTGCCACCGCACGAACACACCGATCGCATCGCCGCCCGGATCAAGGTGCTGCAGGGCCAGCATGAAGCGATGCGCCAGCAGGCCAAGCGCTGGCTGGAAGACAGCGTCCGGGAGCTTGCCAGCCAGTGAGCTTTCAGGACGAAATCATCAAAGGCCTGCAGGCCAAGTTCCAGTTCCGGAAGAAAGCGGACAGCTGGCTGCGGGAAGGCACGTGCCCCCAGTGCGGCAAGCGCGAGGCCTTCTGCGCCGCGACCGAACCCAAGATCGTCCGCTGCGGCCGGTCCGAGCGGTGCGGATGGGAAGACTCGGTCCGCAACCTGCTGCCCGATCTGTTCGAAGACTGGTCGAAAAACCACCGGCCAACTGCGGAAAGCCCCAACGCCAGCGCCGATGCCTACCTGCAATATGAACGCGGGCTCGATCTGCGGCTGCTACGCGGGCTCTACACGCAAGAGGTCTTCAAGGATTACGAGAGCGGGCAGACCTCCGCCGCGATCCGCTTCCCCATCGGTGATAGCTACTGGGAACGGATCATCGACCGCCCCGGCCGCTTCCGCAAGAAAGCCCACTTCCGCAAGGGCGGCAGCTGGGGCGGGCACTGCTGGATGCCCAACGGCACCACCTTCGAAACGCTCTCCCAGGCGAAAGAAATATGGATCGCCGAAGGGATATTCGATGCGACTGCCCTGACCCAGGGCGCGGGCCTTGCCGCCGTGTCGAACATGTCGGTGAACCCCTACCCCGTACACTTCCTCGCCGATCTGGCCAAGGCCTGCATCGAAGCCGGACGGCGCGATCGGCCCAAGCTGGTCTTCGCCTTCGACGTCGGCAGCGCCGGGGTGTCCTACGCCAAGAAGCACATCGAGCGGGCGAAGCGCGAAGGATGGGAAGCCACCGCCGCGCAGGTCCGCCCCGATGGTGAAGGCACCAAGCTCGACTGGAACGACCTGCTCCTGCGCCATCAGAGCTGGAAAGGCGATCCCGAGCAGGCCCCGCTCGCCCCGGCGCGCATCGAGGAATACCTCTACAACGGCAAGATCACGGTCGCCGCCACCCCGCGCGAGAAGGCCAAGCTGATCGTCGAGCGCAACCCCGCGCGCTCATCCTTCTACTTCCGTCACAACAACCGCATGTTCTGGTGCCGGGTGAAGATTGAGTTTGAGGAGGGCGGCAGGGACAAGAAGGGCAGCCTGCAGATCGAGACGCCCGAAATCTGCAACTGCGCCTGGCGCATCCTCTACCGCGAATATGACCCGGTCGAAGATCAGGCCACGTTCTTCCTGCAGATCGACTTCCCCTATGGCGACGAAACGGTGCGCGCCCGCTTCAGCGCCGCCGCGGTCACCAACGCCGCCGAGTTCAAGAAGCGGCTGATGACCTTCGCTGGCAGCTGGTCCGGCACCACCGAACAGCTCGACATCATCGTCAAGGCCCAGACCCGCCAGCTTAAGAAGATCGAGCCGGTGAAGGTGCTGGGCTATTCGCGCAAGCACGCCGCCTGGCTGCTCGGCGATATCGCCGTGCACAAGGGCCGGGTGGTCGAACCCAACGCCGAAGAATACTTCGAATTCGGCAAGCTCTCGGCCAAGCTCGCCAGCCCCGAGCGCCCTCTGGCTATCTCCTACGATCCTGATCGGTTGCAGACGGCTTGGCTGGACGATCTCTGGACTGCCTACGGCCCCAAGGGCGTCGTGGTGCTGGCGTTCTTCATGATGTCGCTGTTCGCGGTGCATATCCGCCTGCGGCAGGAGTCGCTGGGTTTCCTCGAAATCGCCGGCCTGCCCGGCGCGGGGAAATCCACGCTGGTGGAATCGCTCTGGCGCTTGTTCGGACGCGACGAATACGAAGGCCTCGACCCTGCCGGGGCGACTGCTCCCGGTCTGGCGCGCGAGCTGGTTAAGGTTTCAAACCTGCCCGTCGGCCTGATCGAGAGCACGCGCGACGAAGAGAAGACCCACGCCAAGAAGTTCGATCCCAACGAATTGCTGGTGCTGTTCAACGGTCGCTCGCCTCGCACGGTCGGCCGACGGACCGGTGGGTACGAAACCGATTCCCAGCCCTTTCAGGGCGCGCTCTATCTCATGCAGAACGAGCGGATATCGGCCATCCCCGCGGTGCTGCAGCGGCTCATGTCGCTGCACTTCGACAAGTCGCATTTTAGCGACGCGGGGATGAAGGCAGCTGAGCGCTTCAAGCAAGCGCCGATGAGCGATGTCTCCGGAACCATCATCCACGTGATCCGCAAGGAAGATGCGTACCTCGAACAGCACGATGAGCGCTTCAAGCATCACTTCGCTGGGATGAGGGCGCGCGTTTCGGGCCTCAAAGATCAGCGCATCGTTCGCAATCACAGTCAGCTCGCAGCAGCAGTGGAAACCCTGCCTCTGCTCTTCACCAACATGCGCCCCGAATGGGTCGAAGAAGCGCTGAAGATCGTCGACGCGATGGCGCTGGACCGCGAGCAGTCGATCGAGGGCGATCACCCGGTGGTCGCGGCCTTCTGGGAGAATGTCGAACACCTGCTCAACCGCGAGACAGGTGAACACAGCGTCAATCACTCGCGCAATCCCGAAAGGGAAATTGCGATCAACCTGCCCGATTACGAAGCCCGGTGCCGGAACGCAGGCCTCAGCCCGCCCAACCTCGATCTCCTGAAAAAGCACCTGCGCGGCTCCAAGTCGCACCGCTGGCAGCAGACCAAGACGGTCAACTGCGCCGACGGCAAGAGCCGCAAATGCTGGGTCTTCGAGATCCCAGCTTCCGCAAGGGGGCCGTTCATATGAGCGCCGCTGTCGCCCCGCGTCCCACGGGCCGCTGGTCCTCGCCCACGATCGACGACAGGGTCGGCCCGGGGGAACGCCGCTGGCCAGCAGAAGGTCGCCCTGCGATCATTCTGCCCGAACCACCGCCGGCATGGTCAGACTTCGATGCCCTGCGCCGCATGGCGGAAAGCATGCTGGCGAGCCGCCGGGAATCCTTCCCCCACCGGGTGGCTGCCGGCGAACTCGCGCCCGAGGCAGCTGCGCGCGAGCTGCGCGCCTTCGCCGATCTGCTGCGCGATTGGGAATTCATCGTCTTCGGAGAAGGCGAGCCTGCCAGCCCAGCCAGTGAACAAGATCGCCGCGACGCGCTCGATCAGGCGATCACGCGCCTTGCGGCCTACGCCGCCAAGCACGGGGGCTTTTCGGTGCAGCTCGAAGACCAGGCGCAGCTGGTGATCGCCCTGCGCTGGCACTGCGAACCCGGGCGGCGAACCCTCGCCTTCGCCCGCCTCACCCACGAACTGCGCGTCGAAGCCCGCGCCCAGCAACCACTGCCGCAAGGGAAACCCGCCCATGTCTGATTTCAACCGCCAGCAACCGATCCACCCGGCCGATTGCGGCTGCCCCCGCTGCGATCCGCGGCTGCTCAGCGGTCGCCGCCGCCTGATGCTCGAACACTACCTGATCGCCCTGATCATCACCGCGTCCTTCGTGGGCGCGGCCCTCGTCATTTTCGGCCCCACCAACTGAAGGGAGTTCACCCGATGCAAGAGCAATACACCTTCGAATGCGGCTGCGGGAAACAGCACACCAGCCCCAGCACCGCAACACCATCTGGCTGGAAGATCGGCCGTGAAGGCAAGCCAGTGTGCGACGATTGCGTGAGCGCCCGGCGCCAACGGAGGATCGCAGCATGAGCGACGCGCGCGAAAAGCAGCCCCGGTACAAGACCATCGATCTGACGGCGCACGGATGTGCTCACCGCTATTATGCGGTGATCCGCACCTCTCCCTACAGCAGCATCAAGCCAGAAGATGTCCACCCGGAATACCTGACCGTGATCTTCAAGGCGCGTGATTTTGATCATGCGGCCGACTTTGCCAAGGCGATGGCGACGATCATCCAGATCGGACACGACGTGCACCAGGCCACCGTTCAAGAGGTAGGCAGGACCAAGTTTGATCACGTCACGCGCCCGGCGGAACGCCCGGTGGTCGGCGCATGACCCGCCCGCTCCCCACCCTGCGCATCGGCAGCCACGCCGCCATGTCGCGCGACACCGATCATGTCCGCGTCTTCGCCGAGGATGCCGATGCCTTCCGCGGCGTGGTCACCGCCCGCGCGGCGCTGGTCGAAAAGCAGATCACCCGCTTCGTCGCGCCCGACCGCGCGGCCAATAGCCTGTGCGAGGAAACCCTCAACCTCGCCCTCGATGCGATGCTCGAGCTGCGCAACGCCAGCGCCGATCGGGACAAGGCCATCCGCCACCTCGAACTCGCCGCCGCCATGGCGATCACCACCATCAACACCCTCCGGCAGGAGTAACCGCGATGATCCCTCCCTATCCCCTCGCATGGCCGGAAGGCCTGCCCCGGACCGGACAAAAAACAGCCAGCCAGTTCCGCACGTCGCTGTCGGCAGCGCTCGAAAACGTCCGCAAGTCCCTCACCGCCTTCGGCAGCGACACAGGCAAGCCGGTCAAGGATGTGGTGATCACTTCCAACGTAGCCGGGATCACCTTTGATCCGCCCGCTGACAAAGGCGTCGCGGTCTGGTTCGAATGGGATGGAGAGCGGCGCTGCATCGCCGTCGATCGCTACGAAAAGGTGCAGTGCAACCTGCAGGCGATCCACCACATCCTTGAAGCTCGCCGCACCGAAATGCGCCACGGCGGGCTGCACATCGTCCGCCAGACCTTCAAGGGCTTCGCCGCCCTGCCAGCCCCTGAGCAATGGTGGCAGATTCTCGGGGTCGGGATGCAAGCGACCGCCGCCGAGATCAACGAGGCCTATCGTAAGAAAGCGCGCACCGCCCACCCTGACACGGGCGGCAGCGAAGCCGACATGGCCCGCCTCAACGCCGCCCGCGATCAAGGCCTGAAGAACCCAACCGCGCGCGCGACGGGCGGTGCGGCATGATCATCGTCCGCGTCGAACTCCACTCCGCGATCGACGGCCAGAAGACCGAGCTGGCCCGCATGATGATCGACAACATCGGCGGGACCGAGAAGGTCGCAGACTACCGCTGCCGCGCCTATCGCGGCCGGTCCGCCGAAGACCTCGACCGAGCGATGTTCATCGAGAGCGTCACCCGCGAGGGTAAGGTTGAAGGCCACCGCCGCCTTGATCTCCATGTCTGGCATCTGGTCGGCAAGGCGCTGAAGGCGATGGGATACGGCCAATGATCCCCCGCCTCACCATCGCCCGCTGGTCCGGCCAGGACGATGGCCTGCACGATTACGCAGGCCGCTCGATCGCCATCGAATGGCTGGGCCTCATCCTCGAACTCAACTTCGGAAAGGCGCAGGGGTGATCTGCAAGCACCTCGGCAACCGCGTCACCCTCTATTGCGGCGACGCCTACACCATCCGGCCCACGCTGGGCTGGATGGACGCCGACGTCATGGATCCGCCCTACCTGTTCCGCGCGGAAGGCGGCGGGCAGTACCGCAAGGCACGCAGAGGCGGCATGGACCAGATCGTCGACGAAGATCTGCACAAGGGCTTCGACCACGCGATCATCAACCCGCTGCTCTGCGGCGCGGCCGTCGTCTTCTGCCACAACGACCAGCTCGCAAAGCTGCTGCCCTATCTCGATGGCAGCTTCGAACGCCTCGCCATTTGTATGTGGCGCAAGAAGAACCCCCAGCCCCTCGCTAACAAGCACTACCGCCCAGACAGCGAATTCTACGTCCACTGCTGGTCCAAGGGCTACCACCCCCAGGGCGATCTCGCCGACAAGGCCCGCGTGGTCGACGCCTATTCGGTGCGCGGCAAGGCCAAGTTCGGCCACCCCACCGTGAAGCCCGACGCCGTGATGGACAAGATCATCCGCAACGTCGCCGGCAGCACAATCTGCGATCCTTTCATGGGCACCGGCAGCACCGGCGTCGCGGCCGTGAAGGCAGGCAAGGCCTTCGTCGGGATCGAGCAAAACCCCACCCCCTTCAAAACTGCCTGCCGCCGCATCGCGGCAGCATTGGAAGGAACTGCGCATGGCTGACAACACCAAGATCGAATGGACCCACCATACCGCCAACCTTTGGCATGGTTGCGCAAAAGTGCATGAAGGTTGTGACAACTGCTACGCCGAAAGGTTTTCAATAAGGTACAAGAGAGACATCTGGGGACCGCGAAAGCCGCGGCGTATAATCAAGGACGTATGGGACAAGCTCAAAAAATATCAGGCCAACGCA